CCCGCCCCGGGCGAAGTTCACGTGCGGCACCGGCAGGGCCGGTATCCCGACCTTCCCGGAGATCTTGTTGAATTGCGACACCAGGCCGCCGATCACCGTGTTCACGGTGAATCGGACGGGTTTCTTCGCCGCTTCCTGGATTTCGTTCCATCCCTTCCCTATGGCATCGGTACCGCGCTTGAACCCGACTTGCATATCGTCGATGCCACGGTTGAAAGGCTTAATTACCTTCCTGTCTATCCAATTCCACCCGTCGGAGAACTTGGTTTGCGTCGTATGCCAGGCCCCGACTATTCCGTCTTTCGCGGCTACTATCTTGTCCCAGAGCCACCCCGCACCCTCGCCTACCTTCCTGAAAGCATTCGTCACTACCTCACGGAATGTGTCGGATTTCTTCCAGGCAATGACGATCGCTGCCACGAATGCAGCGACGAGAACGATCACGATCCCGATCGGGTTCGCCGTGAGCGCTGCGTTCAGGAGCCATTGCGCGGCCGTCCACGTGGCCGTGACTCCCTTGATCACTATCTGTGTCGCCTGCCACGCCTTCGTCGCCGCGTTGGCGACCAGGATCGCCCCGCCGACGGCGGCCACGGACCCGGCGATCGGCATGAGCCACTTCTGATTCGTCTCCCCGAATTCGATCGCCGATGCCGCGGCGTCGGTGAAGCCCTGCGTGACCTTCCGCTTGAATCGCTCGATCTTCTGGGCCTGGGTCTCGTCCATCGACGAGACGGCGTCCTTCGCCGCCCCGCCGACCTTCCCGAGGCTCTCCACGGCCTGGGACGGGTCCAGCGCGTACAGGGCGTCCCCGAGGTCCTCGGCCTGGGTGCCGAACAGCTTGACGGCGATCTGGGACCGCTTCACGGGGTCCTTCACGGCCCGTAGGCGGTCAAGGGTCTTGTCCAGCGCTGCGTTGGCCTTGGGCCCGCCCTTGGCGATGTCGGCGGCCATTGTTTTTCCGGATAGGCCGAGGGCCTTGAATCCCTCGGCCGTGGTTTTCGATCCGTCCTTCGCACGGATCGTGAACTCTTTCAGCGCGTCCGCGACCTTATCCGCATCCCGGGCACCGGCTTTCAGCCCTTGCGATAACAGTCCCGTAGCTTGCTTGCCCGTAACACCGAGCTCCCGGAATTGGGTCCCGTACTCGTTGTACGTGTCCAGGAGGTCCTCGGCCTTGTCGGCCCCGGACTGGAAACCGACGGTGATGACGTCCAGGGCCTCGGTCGCGTTCTTGGCGAGGCCGGTTTTCATGAGCTGGCCGACCGCGGCCGTGGTCTTTCCCAGGTCCTGGTCGAAAGCGTCGGAGACGGTGAGGACCTTCTTGGTGATGTCCTCCGTCCAGGCCGTGCCGCCTTTCCCGATGTTCTGGAAAACGCTTTTCACGGCTTGGTTGACCTGGCCGAGATCCTCGCCGAACCCGGCGGCGTAGATCTTCCCGGTGGTCTTCCCGAGCTTCTCCGCCTCGGCCTTGCCGAGGCCGAGCTGCACGCCGAGCTTCGCCTGAAGCTTCTCCTGCTGGAATCCGGTCAGAGCCCCGGCGGCCAGGGCGGATCCGGCGGCCAGTCCGGCCGTAGCGGCCCCGGCCTTGGCCGCCGTGCCGATCTTCGCGAAGGACGCTTTGACCTTCGACCCGGTGTCCTTGGCCCGGGTGCCCAGGCCGCCGAGGTCCTCGCCCAAGCCCTTGACCCCGGCCCTGGCCTTGGCCGTCTGGGCCAGGACGGCAATCCTGATCGTGGCGCCCACGACTGCTACCTCCGATTCGCCTCGGCGACGAGTAGGTCACGCTGGCGCCGCGTCAGGGACATGTACTCGGGGAACGTGTACGGCAGCTGGGTCCGGATGACGAATTCCGCGTACTCCTGATCGAGTACGCGGCTCAGTCTTCCCCCGGGTCCTCCGCCGCCTTAGCGCCCTCGGACTCGTCCTGGAACATGTCGCTCACGGCGCCGATGGGCAGGTGCATGCATTCCTTGAACGCCTCGGTGTCCTTGGCACCGGCGCGGCGCAGGTGCAAGAAAAGCGCGGCCCGCAACGTCATCGTGTTGGAAAGGGCCTGGACATCCTTCCCGAACCGTTGGGCAACAACGATTTCGTCGAACCCTGTCATTGAGTTAAGAATGTCCGACGCATTCAACAACTTAGCCGCCGGTTCCCCCGTCGGTTCCCCAGTCGGTTCCCCCGTCGGCTCCACCTCCGGCACGAACAGGTCGCTCATCCAAGTCCCCTCTCCCTGATTTTCCTGTCGATAGCGGTTTCGAGTTCGGCGAGTGCGCGGGGCCGTAACTCTTCGTCCGCCTTTTCCATGAACCCGGCAGCCTCTATTCCGATCGGCCATCCGCCGCGTTTCCTCGGGACGGCCGACCAGTTCTTGCGGCCTTCCGGCCACCCGTAGTTGACCGGGCCCGCGTACGCGACCTTTTTCTTCCCGGCCGTGATCACGGCCTTGTTCTTGGCGCGGTTCCCGCGGATCGTCCGCGAGAGGTCACCACTTACCTGAGGTGCGAACGAGGACGCCAGTTGCGCGCCCTCGGCCGACAGGTCGCCGAATGCCTCTTTCAGGTCGTCGACTTCCAGGCCGAGGGATTGCAGGTCACGGACCGTCCGGTTGAGTCCGTCGACCCTGACACCTCCCCCGACCGCCATCAGCTAGTGCCGTCGTCCAGCGTCGGCTTTGCCGTGAACGTCCACGAGAACTGTGTCGTGAACCTAGCGGTGGTGGACTTGTTCGCCGCGCCGCCGATGAAGTCCCCGTCCGGCTCGACCACCGTGACGGTCCCGCTGATCTGCGGATACGTGGTGGACTGGACGCCGGAATTGTAGCCGTTCGGCCACACCTCCACCGCCACGTCGGTCCCGGCCTCGACCCAGGCGTACGACCAGAGACTGGCCGCGTCCGTGTTCTGCTTCAGGGTCATCAGCAATTGGTACTGGCGGGCTCCCCCGGCGAGGGCCTCGGCGAAGGACATGAAGTCGGAGTCCTTGTCGCCCGCGGTAATTCGGACGTCGGAAACCGAGTCGGTGAAGTCGATGCTGTCGACGTACAGGACGAGTTTGCGGGAACCGAGATCGGGCACGGTTCACACCTCCATGGTCAGGGTCAGAACGGCGGCGAAATACGGGGTGCGCGCGGTGCCTACCGGGATTTCCACCGGGCTGAGGTCGACGTTCGCCGGGAGCAAGGTCTCCGCCTTGGTGACGGCGAGGACCAGCGCGGCGGCGTCCGTCTCCAGGGACTCCTCGGCGACCAGCTGATCGGCGGAGAGCAGGAGCACGGCGCGGAACGTCACGGAGACGGCGGAGAAGAACTCACCCGGCCGGACGCTGGTGATGACGACCCACCCGTCGCCCGGACGCTCCGCCGCCCGCCACGGCCGTGCCCGGACGTCGTACCCGTCGACCGTGGACAGGGCCGCGGCGATGGCCGCGCGGGCCTCGGCGATGGTCACCTACCCCACCGCCCATCGCCGGTACCTCGACTCCAGACGACGTATCTCCGGGTCCGTCCACGGGACCTTGGTCGACGTCCCGCCGCCGCCCTCGAACGACGTGTACGTGGCCAGCGGGACCGCGCGCGCGGCGAGGTTCCGGGCGACGCGCCGCTTCAGGGCCTCGGCCAGGTCCGGGCCGTAGGTCGCCGGGATCCTGCACCGAGCCTGCTGCGCGGCCGTCTCCGCCGTCAGGGCCGAGGTGATCTCCGCGTCCGTCCAGGACGTGTCGCCGAGGTACGCCTTCACCGCGGCCAAGTCCGGCATCCCGGCCGCGGTGGTCGGCTCCGATGCCCAGCACGTGTACGGGACCACGGCGACGACGGCGCCGGACACGGCGGCCACGGCCAGCCATCGCCCGGCGACGTCGAGTGTCACCGTCGTGGTGTAGTAGCCGATCCCGGTGTCGGTGTCAGCGCTGACGGCGGGGGTCGTCACGTCCCCGTCCGGGTCGGTGACGGTCACGGCCACCGTGGCCGCGACCCCGTCGTACTCGTCGTCGAGGGTGATGACCCCGATCTCCCAGACGTCACCCACCCCGAGGGCGACCGACTGCTCAGTCGTCGCCTCCGCCGTCGCTACCGCCATCCTCGGTCACCTCCCCCGCCGCGGTCCCCGACCCGGCCATGAGGGGTGCCGGGTCGGGGGCCGGCTGCTCCGGCGTCTTCGAGGGGACCGGGGCAGTCTTGCGGACCCGCCCTCTCCGGGAGACAGGGCCCGGAGAGGACGGGCGCTCGAAAGCACATGGCTCGGAGAAGGCCGCCCGGATCACGCGGCCGACGGGGTACAGCGCCCAGGCCCGATCCGAGACGGACAGGAAGGGGCCCTTGACCGGCGGGTGGTCCCTGGTCGCCACCTTCACGTCGATCGCCCTGGTGCCCCCGATCCCGGCGAGGTTGCCGTAGACCGTGCGCAGGGACACCGGCCACTTCAGGCCGTCTACGGCCGCGATGGCCTCCAGCATCCCGGCCTTGTTGACCGGCATCGGCAGGTGCAGCGCGTAGGACAGCACGTCCGCGTCCTGCGGCATCCGGGTGTGCAACAGGTCCGCGGTGGAGTGGAGCATCCGGGCGAAGGCCGATCGGCCGACCCTGGCGTGGACCCGGGCGTAGTGCGCGCCCAGGGGACCGGCGTGCAGCACCGGGACGTCGTCGACCCGCGTCATCACGAAGAAGTCGTCGTTGAACAGCAGGAACTCCTCCGGGACGTCCGGGTGCTCGCACGCGGTCCTGAGGTTCCGGCGCGAGTTGGCGACCTTGTGCGCGTCCTGCGGGACGTCGATGCGGGTGGTGCCCTCCGCCCACGAGGGCGGCGTCCCGACCAGCCACACCCGCTCGGTGGTCGGCATGTGCGCCGCGATCGAGCGCAGGCAGTACCGCAACTCGGACGCACAGTCGGGCCCCACGGGTATCACGACGTCCACGGCGGACCTCCCTCGGTCAGACGGCCGCGACCGCGCCGTCGTTGGACAGCGGGACGTAGGTCAGGCCCCACTCGACCCGGGCGGTGGTGCCGATCGCCCCGCCGCCCGCGACGTTGAGCTTGATGTCGCCCGCGGCCAGCGCGAGGGGCTTCTCCAAGTCGACGCCGTCGGAGACGTCGAGGTCCGCGACCAGGGCCCCGCCCGTGGTGGCGTTGAGCACCAGCCACGTGCCGACCGCGGTGTTGTCCACGGCGAGCAGGGTGGCCAGGGCGACGTCCGACCCGCCGTCGTCCGGGTCCAGGGCCAGGTCGAAGTCGAGGGACTGGTTCGGGATGGCCGCGGTGACGCGGCCGAAGAACCCCGTGAGCAGGACGCGGCCGGAGACCGAGAACAGGTCCTCCGACTCGCCGGTCGCCGGGGGCACGGCCGCCGTCCGGGGGACGAAGACCCCTTGGACGGTGGTGCGTGCGCGGGTCGCGCGAGACATGCCGTGCTCCTCTCAGGCCGCCGCGTAGCGGATGACGTGGATGCCCGGGTAACGCAGGATCTGGAAGGCGAAGTACCCCCAGATGTTGAGGCAGATGTTCTCCGGGCCCTGCTTCTCCTCGAACCGGAACGACAGCAAGGGGGACTCCCAGGCCCAGGCGTCCACGTGGTTGAACATCACGACGTCGTCGTAATCGGTGTCCAGGGCCCACGCGGGCATCCCGGGCAAGCCGTCGACGTTCATGGTCTGCGCGGCCTGGCCGACCGTGCCGTAGCCGTTCTGCGCCCCGGTGAAGGGGAAGAGAGGGCGACCGACGTCGTCCACGGACCGGATCAGGCCGCCCCAGCCCTGCGAGGACAGCAGGCACCGGTCGGGAGCGACCGTGAAGCGATGGAAAGGAAACTCCGCCTCAACGAACCTGATCCCCTCGGCGGCCAGGTCGTTCCCGGTGCCGGTCACGACGTAGACGTAGCACCCCTCGGTCGAGGTGGCCGACGCGGTGCCCTGGGTCGGGGTCCCGTCGTCGGTCGCCGCGGCGAGCGCGGTCGAAATGACCCCCTCGGTGTCCTGGGAGTACTCCTCGCGCATCGCGGCGAGCGCGATCTGGTCGATCGCAGGGTTCGCGGAGTCGACCAGCTCCCTCGTGATGATGAACTCCCCGCTCTGCGCGGTGGGGGTGACGGTCCGGTAGGTGTGGTCGGTGATCGTCCCCGTGCTGGGCCCGGTCCCCTCGGAGTTGGTGCCGGACAGGCCCGAACTGCCCACCCACACCGGGACCTTGAACGGGGTCGCGTTGGCGATGGATCCGCGCGACATGGCCTCGAACAACGGCCTTCCCTGGGGGATCTGTCCGACGTACAGGTCGGGCCGGTACCCGGGCGGGATGATCTGGGCCTGATCGGTGGTGTTGCCCGCGTTCGCGAACATCTGCGCGTCCAAACGGGCATTGAACGAGACCCGGGCGAGGTCCTGCGTCTGCTCCTCGTACTTCTTCAGCCTGGCGAAGGCTTCGGCGGTCGCGGGCGACCCGTACGCGCCGCGCTTCACCTCCCAGGCGTCGCGGACGTACGAATTGCCCCGGCCGTCGAGGGAGTAGACCAGCGGCTCCCGGACCCGGGCCCGCCCGGCCGGGACGATCTGCCGCTGCTCCTGCGGCACCTGGCCGAGGGCCTCGACCGCGGCCGTGAATGCCTCCACGGCCCTGGTGAAGCGTTCCTCCGTGCTGCCCTGGCCGCCCTGCTGGCCACCCTGCAGGCCGCCCTGGCCGCCGGACATCTGGACGTTGCCGCCGCCCTGCTGGCCACCCTGGCCGCCGCCCTGGACACCCTGCTGGCCACCCTGGCCGCCGCCCTGGACACCCTGCTGGCCGCCCTGGCCGCCGCCCTGGACACCCTGCTGGCCGCCCTGGCCACCGGACATCTGGACGTTGCCGCCGCCGGTCTGCACGCACGGCGTGCCCGGCGCGTGATCGTGGCCGCACATCGTGCAGTGCATGTCTCGCCCTCCAGCGTGTTGGGACGCGGCCACGTGGGTGAGCCGCGCGTCGGTGAATCCCGGGGTGGCGGTTAGTGCCGCCCCGGTGAGCAGTGCCCTGGTCACGAGGATCACGTCGTCCTCGACCGGGTCCGGCCGCCACTCCTCCACCTCGACCTCGGCGGACAGCCCGTCGAGGATCTCGTCCTCGGCCAGGTGGAGCGCTTCGTCCCCGGCCGGGTGACGGCCGACCTTGAACTCGGCGTCGACGCCGGAGTCACTGCCGCGGACGACCCGGGCCGAGCCGAGCAGGCTCCCCACGCGGTCGTGCTCCCGGTTCAGCTTCACCCGGGACACCGCGGACTTCGTC